CAAGATTATTTAGAAGAACAGGCCGCCGCCGAACTTGAATTAATGGAAGCGGCCATAGAAGATTTTACAGCCGTAGTAGTAGACATGCTTGCAGTACAAGAAGTTGCTGAACTATCTGCTGAAGCATCAACTCCAGATGAAGAAGCCGCAGTGCAGGAATATGTTACTACAAATACAGATGCCCTCACGATAGATCAAAGTGATGCTGATACATACAACCAAAGCCTTGATGATATTGAAACACATGCTAATGCCGCAGGAGCTTTTCTGGGCGTAGCCGCAAACTCAGACGCTGTGGCGTTTATGGATCAAGGAGCAATGGATAATAACACTCGTGTTGAAACAAACACCTTGAGCTATAGCGCGTCTACTCAGGCCGTAAGCCTTGCTTGGACTACTGGGAATCCTGCTACTAGCGTATACGTAAACGGCTCAGATGCGTTTAATATTAACTTGTACGTTTCTCACCAAGACATCTTAACATCAGGAGCTACCAGTGATCTTTATCTTACTGGCCCAACTTATTTAGGTTATGAGTGCTTTATGACTCAACTAAACTGTGAGGAGACAGGAGGATGAGTTTAGCAGAAACAGAACTAACGATTGGCGGCACAAGCTTTAAAGGCGTTTATATCGCTATACTTCTTAGCCTTGCAACAACTCTAGGTGGTGGTGTGTGGACAGCAAGCTCACTATACGGACGTTTAGAGGCTGTTGAGTCTGTGTCTATTCCAAGCATTGCTCCGCTAGAAGAAAGCCTACTGCTTATTAAACAAGAACTAAAAGACAATGATGTCTCACAGCTTCAAGGCAAGTTAGCAACACTAGGCGTTAACCTAATTACAATTATGGAACAACAAGAAAAGCTATTATTGATTGATGAAAATGTAGATAGTTTAGAGAAAGACATTGAGACTATGAAAGCTACTGTAGCTAAAGCAGAGTTAATGACAGCTAACTTAAACAAGCTTGACGGTCAGCTAAAAACAATTAGCCGTGAAATAGAAGACTTGTGGAAAGGTATGGATTACCTGTCAAACCCTTTAAAATAGGATAGAGATATGTTAGATAAACTGATAGGCCCAGTGACCGGACTGCTTGACAAGTTCATTGAAGATAAGGATCAGCGTAACGCCTTAGCTCACGAGATTGCTACGATGTCTGAGCGTCACGCCCAAGAGATTTCTAAAGGACAGTTAGAAGTAAACAAGGTTGAGGCGGCGCACAAGAGCTTGTTTGTTAGCGGATGGCGACCTGCTATTGGTTGGATCTGCGGATTTGCTTTAATGTATTCTACAATCTTAGCACCAATACTAGGCATTTGGTTTACTGTCCCTGCTGTAGATAGTTCACTTCTTACAAGTGTACTGATGGGCATGTTGGGACTAGGTGCAATGAGAACTGTAGAGAAAACAAAATCAGTAGCGAGGGACAAGTAATGGCGGCAAAGAAAAAGTCAACAGTTAATGCGGCAGGTAATTATACCAAGCCTACAATGCGTAAGAATTTATTTAATAAGATTAAGGCTAGTACTAAAGGCGGTAAAGCAGGGCAGTGGAGCGCACGAAAGGCTCAAATGCTTGCTAAAGAATATAAATCTAAAGGAGGTGGTTACAAATGAAAGGTGTTAAACATTATAAGAAAGACGGCACAGAGCATAAAGGCTCTAGTCACAAGATGGCTGATGGTACTCTACACACTAATAAGTCTCACACTAAGACAAGTGTAAAGTTATTTCATTTAAAGGACTTGTCAGCTAAAGCAAAAGCTAAGGCGAAGAAGTAATGGCCCTTGCAAAATCTCAGAAGTCTTTAAAGAAATGGACAGGGCAGAAGTGGACTACAAAGTCTGGAAAGCCTAGTGCTAAAACTGGCGAAAGGTATTTGCCTAAAGCGGCTATAAAGGCTTTGACACCTGCACAGTATGCGGCAACCACCGCAAAGAAAAAGAAAGATACAAAAGCAGGTAAGCAACACAGCGCACAGCCTAAGAAGGTTGCGGCCAAAACTAAAAAGTATAGGGTCTAGATATGGCAACTCCAAGAAAGGGCAAAGCCAAAGTAAAAATAACCGCTAGTGGAAAGAAGGTTAGCTATGGTCAAGCAGGAAAAGCAAAGGACGGTGGCTCTAGAGTTAGAACAGGTACATCGAAGGGAGATAGTTATTGCGCCAGAAGTTTAGGCATAAAGAAAAGACTATCTAAAAAGAAACAAAATGACCCTAACACTCCCAACAACTTATCACGTAAGCGTTGGAAGTGTTCGGGTGCAAAGTCTAAAAAGTAATTAGACTTGGTGGTTCAGGGCGCTAAGTTCGTTTTCTAAAAATTGATGAAGCGCCTCTAGTTTTGGTTTCGTAAGTTGTACAATGTTTCTTATCATTAACAATTCATCATCCTTGAACGCTAGATGAAGATCCTTTTCGGGGATGCCGCTCATTTCTGTAACGACATGCCCCCGATCATTCACCAGTATTCTAAAGCCTAAGATGTTGGCTTCTCTTTTGTTAGACAATTTCACACGCTCCACCCACACACGCTAACTCTTGAGAACCTGTGGTGTTATCCTCCATTTCAAAGTTTCCAAGGTCTTGCCAATCAACCCCCTTAGGCATGGACGCTAGAAGTTCTTTATATCTAGTAGCATCTATGTCTTCATACGGAGCTTGCTGATAAACATGGTCACTAACTGGCAACAAACTAATACCGCTACAAAGATCAAAGTTGTCCCATATCCACTGAGCTACTTGCAAGAACTCGCTGTCAGTATAGTATACAGTGATGCTTGGTTTATGCTCACACCAGTGATTCTGATAAGCTTTCCAAAGTTCTAGCTGTTGCATAGCGCCTACTTCTTTTACTGTCACGCTACCTTTAGGCGCTTTAACAGGGAAGCTAAAGACAGATGAAGAGGGTGACATAACATCCTGCTCTACTGGGAATCCTTTGTCTTCCATAAAGACTGCAAGTGGATCTTTTTTGTCTGAGCGTACTCTTCTGACATAGTACTTAGAAAAACGAGGGTGAATACCAGAGGCACTATCAACAAGCTGAGATACAGTACCGCTTGGCTTAACAGCAGTAATAGCTGTAGACTGATTAATTCCAAGCTTCTTAGCCCATTCCTCATTAGTTTTAATAGCCACATTTTTTATTTCCTCTAGCCATTCGGCTGTCTTATCTGTAGATTTTCCAATAACGCTATGATCCATAATGCCTGTCATGCTCACACCAAGCAATGCTTCTTCTTCTGTGTTCTTCTTCCACACATTACGCAAGTAACGGAAGTCAGTAAGTGTTGCTTGAAGCGTACCGATGATAGCCGCAATACGACATTTCTTTTTAAGACTTTCAAGGTTATCACTTGACCGGACAACAATCTCACTAAGGTTGCAAAACTGGTTAGATCGTAAAATTATCTCCGAACAGGGATTTGTCCCGAAGTCTTGATCAGCGTCACGCCTACCGTTCCTAGCCGCAATCTTCTGTGCCGCTACACGGCTAAAGATACCACGCTCACCTGCTTTACTCTCATACATAGTCTGCATCTCAGACAAGAAAGCGGAGAAGTCAGGCTTCTCTGTGTACGCTACGCTGTTGTTAGCCAATGCACGTTGACCTTCATGTCTCCACCAATCACCTGACTTAGCTTTAGCCATACGTTGATCTGAAAGATTAGATAGGCTAATGAGTGCTGATCGTCTAACACCACCTACGACTACGATGTCTGCAATCTTACACACAATGTCGTGACACTCAATGGAGGTTAGCTTACGTCCTGATGCTTTCTGGAACACTATAATACAAAAGTTAAACAAGTCTACTAAAGGATCAGGGCCAGATGCTCGACCACCAAAGGTCTTTAGTCTCTCTCCTGCACCGCGCACTCGACTAACATCCCACTTAGGAATCTTACCTGCATAGAGCATAGCAATCAACTCGCGGAAGGCTGATGCCCAACCAATCTTGCTGTCGCTCACCATGATAACGCTGTCAGTATCGTGGAAACTCTCAGCAACTTCTGGAAGCTTGTTGATAAAGTTACGCTCAACACTAAAGCCTACACCTGTACCACACATAAGAACATACATCAACTCGTCAAAGGATCGCGGAGAATCAATGTGTAGGTAACTACAGTTGAATCCTGCTACGTTGTCTTTGTCCAGTGCTACACCTGCTGTCATCATGCATCGCATAGAGGGCATGACTTCTAGGTTAAAGATAGCGTCATACAACTCTTGTCCTTCCTTGACTGTAATCTGCTCACGATCTCTCCAGAACTGCACGTAGCGAAAGACTGTTTCTGCCCATGTTTCTCTACGGCTATGCTCTGGCATCCAACGTGCGTAGCGGCTCTTGTGTATAAACTGTTGATACTGATCCATTAATTGTTCTCCTTGGTTACTTTGTCTGTTAATAATGCTAGATACCACATAGCTTTTTGTAAGTCTTCTACCTGCTTGCCTTTGTAATCATAGCGCCAAAGGTATTTCATACAGTTACCCTTGAGGTAGCCCTTGAAAGCTACCGAAGACATAGACTCTTCAATGGCTTCAATGCATTCTATATTACCAGTATTGTAATGCTTTGGCTTATTGACTACATCTTCAAGCGTAGGCTTCCTAGTTGCAAGATCCTTTAAAGCAGTTCGTATAGCTTCTTCGTGTCCATATTCATGTGCTTCTTTCATAGCCATATCAATGTAAGGCTGTTCAAGGGCAGGGGCGGCTTTCTGTGCGTTGTCCCACTCTTCGGGGGTTGCGTCATTTAATCGTCTGGTCATGTTCTATCTCTGTATAAAGGTTAATGGGGGGTTCTTTGCGCTTAGTATCTTTTAATTTAGAAGCAGAGTTAATCTTCTTAAACTTCTTCTTCCTTAAAAACCTATCGCGCCTTTCGTCTTTACGGCTAATGTCAGTCAAAACTCTCCCTCTTCTTTGGGTTAATCCAACTATCAGGGATGCTCTCTTCGCTGAACCATCTAAAGTTGTTAGCACTTGCCCACTCACCGTGGCTTCTTTTAGTTCCATCCTTTCTACGTTTAGCCTGTGGCATTGGCGCACTTGGATTGGCAAAAAGAAACACTAGTTCAGTGTCTTCCGGCAACGCTTTACTTATCCATATATACTTACTGAACTCAGCGTAGTCCCAGAACCTTCCTTTAGCTTCAAGTAAAATCTTCTTACCTTCAATATCTTTGATGAAGTCTGGGTGGTAGTTGTGGTCAATTGTATATGGAACCTTTTCTGTATGGAAGCTCCAGACATCTAGGATTCCTGTATGTAACTGATACTCCCAGTTAGAATCATACCCTTGCACAAGATCCTTTCCTACTGGGCGAACGGCTCTTGGTTTGCGGAAACCTTTCCTAACCTTTTTCAATGGATGGTTGCCTCTCTGCGTTCTAGCTCTGCCTCTATTAACATCTGTAGGTCGTGAAGAAAATCTTCTTCTATATCTATAATAGAATTAGTAAAGCCACCCGCATTGTACAAGTAACTTCCTGTAGCAATGATCATCTCTTCAATACTCAATTGATCTCTCCAAGAGTAATACTTTCTATTTCACGTTTAGGGTTAGCTTTAAGCACTCGCAGTATCTTGTTGCCTATCCACTTAGGATGATAGGCGTTGCGGTGCATGGTACGGTGAGCCATAAAGTGTGTCTGCTCAGGCATATAGTTTGTATAGTTTTTAGTGTTTATCTTCTGGCCTTCTTCTTCAGTGACTAAAGTCTTAAACCACTCTACAAATATAGTACTTGAGTGCGCTCGTATTCGCTTAGCTTTCCTTCCGTTCATAGTAGTTCCTCTACTTTAGGTTCGACTACAACCTCTGTTAAGTATGTTCGTCCATTGGAGTATTTAAAGGTTCGTAGACCTTTACCATCATTAGAATCTGCATAACATTTAAACTTATACTTACACCAGTTACACCCCTTCGGTAGTTTCATGTTTCCTTTCTTACCGTCAGGGATGGGAGTATAACACAATGCAGGTGGCGTGTCAAGCTCTAGTGCAGGTAAAAGAATACCAATAGATGATCGGATGTTAGGCTTGTCAAGATCATCAGGGACATACATGCACAACTCACCGCTCTCTTTGTTCAACACCAAGAAGCCACCGTTCTCTGTACCCTCTGCCGCCTCATACCCTGCAAGCTGACCCAAGTAACCGAACGGATCATCTTGAGCTAAGCGTCCTTCCTTGAACTTGTTGAACGCAAAGCGAGAGGCTGTCTTAACATCGACTACTTCACCGTTGATCTTGCAATCCATGTGGCCTACGATGCCGTCAACTGTAACTTCTTTCTGCTCGTCTGTTACTTCGTGACCTGCCATGCGTACTAGCATCAACACAATCTCTTCAAGCAAGTGGCCGTATAGAAACTTAATCTGTGTTGGCCCATCAATACCGCCACGCCCTTGAGGGTCACGCTTCTCATACCACAACTGGCGTGAGGGCTTGCCTACGTTAGACATGCGTACAGTGAAGTTAGTATCTCGTTTGCGAGGAGTTGCCCAAGAACGTAGAGCCTCTGTCATACCTTGTACGGCTCTGTCTATGTCGGCATCAGTCAGGGGTAAAGGCTCACCCTCTGATAGTTTTTCTAAGTGACTATAGATGTCAGGTACTAAAGTATTAAGCTTCATGCTGTTTACCTTTTATGTTTTTAACTATAGTTTTTATAGTCTTTAAGTCCGTCTTAAACCACTCGTTAGCGTGTTCAATCTTGTTTTCTTTTAGCTCAGCCTGTGCTAGTTTCTCAGCCTCGCGCCTATCTTCAAAGTATTTAGAATAAGAAACCTTATAATCTCTAAAGGGTGATGAAGTCTGATACGTAGAACACCTGTCCTTTGCGTCAACAGCCATACCAACTTTGAACCAACCTTTCCATGCAGGGTTTGAGATAATATAGACGTAGCCTCCTAAGATACTGTTGTACTCTGCTCTGTGTCTACGCCCAAGTAGCTTAGCTAAGAGCTTTGGACTTGGCTGTACTCCTTCTTTGTACTTTCTCTTAATTGTATTCTCTGTTCTGCGTATGTCGTAACAGTCTATACACTTATAGTGTTTCTTCCCTACAAAAGAAGACCACCAGTTAACAGGCGCTTCAAGTACTACCCCACATTCTATACAGTTTTTAGGAGTATTCATTATAGTATCCCTCATTGTCTATTATTTCGTAATCGTTATCGTCTTCTAAAGTTCCAAGCTTTAGAGGGACAACATCTTTATCTCCAGTGTGTACT